GTGTATTTGTGGACAAACAAAATTAATGGGCGAAAATATATAGGTTATCACAAAGGAACTTTAGATGACGGATATATTTCGTCAACTTCTAATGATAATTTTTGGAAAGATTTTGATTACGATGATTTCGAAAGAGAAATACTTTTTGAGGGCACTAGAGACGAGTGTTTAAAGTACGAACAAGATTATTTAAAATCTATAGACATATCGAGCGATGAATGGTATAATAATGCTAGAGGCGCAGAAATAATATTTACTCAAGAAGTTAGAGATAAAATAAAAAATCACCATTTAGGAAAGCCTAGCGGAATGCTAGGAAAAAAACATTCAAAAGAGACAAAATTAAAATTAAGTATCGCTCATAAAGATAGGGTTTTTTCAGAAAATCATTTATCCAATTTAAGAAAACCAAATAAAAATAAAGGTAAAAAAGCTTCAGAAGAATTTAAACAATCTATTAGAGAAAGAACATCAGACAATAACGTTTACAAATTCTTCAATATTCGAACTAAAGAAACATTCGAAGGTACTCGTAAAGCATTTTCAGAAAGATATAATATAGCAAGACATAATATTGTTGGATTAGTTCATAAAAAAACAAAAATCCTTGGTGAAACTTGGATATTAGAGAATGATTAATATTTATAAACGTGAAACTACTTAACATTCTCAAAGAAATAGGCGACGCTTCTGCTAAACCACTTGTATGGGGGTCTAAAGGAAATATCTCTGCACTAGCAAAACAATTTGCATCTGTTATAGATAACAAAAAAAGTGGTATGAATATGGTTGGGCCTTCTATTTTTGGATATACTGCGCAAAGTGACAACGCAACCTACGATATAAATATAGAAGCATTCGGACGTAGAAGACTATCTCTTCAACTTCCAGGAATACCAAAACCAAAAGAAGTAGGTCCATCGCACGTAATGGAAGTTTGGATTAGTTTTACAGTTAATGATAGCGATGAAGACACAAATCTAAACGAACAGTATAGAGTAATGGCCACAGTAATTGCATGTGTTCAAGACTTCGTTAAAAAAGTTAGTGACACATTCGAAATCAAAGCGATTAATATACTTCCAAAATCAGATACAAGTTCGGATGCACAATTCGATTCGCATAGGGGTCGTTTGTATTTAGCCTATGTAAAAAGAAACATAGATAAACTTCCAGGGAAATGGACAGCGTATGCAAACGAAGACGGAATATCTATAAAAAATGGATCATGGGAGGGTGGAAATATCGTAGCTAAATCAACAAATTAGTAATATTTATAGGTATGAAATTAATGCACTTATTATTAGAAGCTGAGCAAGAACAAAAAGTAGACTTAGTAGTATCGCAACTAAAATCTGAAATGGGAGATCTTATCGGAGATATTGAAGACACATTAGAAGACAAAGCAAAACAACAAAAAGAAGGCGCAGCAACTTATGTAGGTGTGGCACTAGCAATTCCTCCTATTTTAGGTTTGATAGCTAAATTTGGAAAATTTGCTTCGAATACAATATCAAAAGCGCTTGGTAAAAAACCAGATACGCAATCAGATGCTGAAAAATATTTCAACCAAATGGGTCGCATAGCTGATGAATTACATCATTTATATTTAAAGCCATTAGAGTTAGCTCTTAGACCATTCATTGGTGATAAAGAAAAAGCTAAAAAAGTTGCTAATTTTATATACCACGTAGTTATCGCATACATGTTCATTAATGCGGGTATAACAGCGTTTAAAGCGATTCAATCTAAACAACTATCTCTTGCAACTTTAGAGTCTGCTTTGGCTGCTATTAAAGGCGGTGAAGTTAAAAATTACATAACTAAATTATTAAGCTAGAACCATGAAACAAAATATAGCGATATTAAAACTGATTATAGAGAATTTAAGAGAAGAGAAAAAAGGCGATCAAAGTATATCTCCTATGAAGAGCGTTATGAATAGGGCACAAGCAGCTAAGAAACTCGGTACCGCGTTCAAAGCGACAAAAGTATCAGACTTTGTAGCTCAATTCAAAAAGATAGCTTCTGATCCTAAAGTTCAAGCCATTCTAAAAGCTGGTTTGACAGATGGCAATCCTGAAGATGAAAAATTAAACTACGCAAAGGTAACTCTTCCTGTTTTCAATCTGCTTCCTACTCAAAACGAAATAGGATTCGATCAGAGCATAATGAATATCCTAACTGATCAATACAAAAGTTTGGCGAGTATATTAGATGGTAATGCAGATGTCGGTGGACCTATCGTTACTTACAACGGTAAATACATTATAGATGGTCACCATCGATGGAGTCAAGTATATGCTGCGAATCCAAAAGCGAAAATGGAAGCGCTTAACATTCAAGGAGATTTGAAACCAACAGAGATTCTAAAGTTGGTTCACGCTGCAATCGCTGCAAAAATGGGCAAAGTTCCAGGAGCGAATCCAAAAGGCATCAACATTCTTAATGGTATAAACATGAAGCAAGTGCAAGATGCAGTTAACACAAATCTAACACCGGAAGCCGAGAAATTATACAAAGACAAAAAGAATTTAGATAGCAAAGACGCGATATCAAAGTATTTATTTGGCAATCTTCAACAGTTGATAAGAAAGAATAAGCCAATTCCAGGATCTCCAGGCAGAATCAATATGCCTCAAACTGATGCTGATAAGCAACCACCAACAACAAAGTTGAATTTGTTACAGAAAGGCATCGTTAACTTTAAAGAGCCAGCAGAAAAAGACGTTAAAAATGAATCTCGCAGACTACAAAAGTTAGCAGGAATTAATAAGAGATAATAAACAAACTATCATATAATTGATGGGGAGCTCATGGTAGCTCCCTTTCTTTTTGTCCTATAGTTACTATTAATGAGCTTTTTTGACCAAGCCACAATTACAGGGTGAGCTCCAAATGAGTTGGGCAACTTGTTGACAACCAATACGCTATATCTTATTGATTACCATCTAGTTGCTTGACGTCCCTTCTGAACCACTTGCCTTGAATGTTCTCATTGTAACTATCTGTAGACAGCACTTCGTATACCATTTGATAATACACTTCGTAGTACGAAAGTTGTTTTTTTGAGAAGCAAAATTCTATAATCTCTCTCTTGAATTTGTGTGGACCCAAAACCTTAACGTCTTCCAAAAGCGGTTTACAACTGCCGTAATATTTTACCCAATCTGACTCTTTTACGATCTTGGTTTTGCTTGGAACTTTTCCCGGTTTGCTCCACTCTGATTTCTCTTTGAGAGTTAGTTTCTTTGTGAGTAAGTTTCTTAGAATTTTTTTGCCGATGTAGAGTTTACCTGTTTGTGAGTTGTAGATCTTATATACGAATCCAATACAATTTTCAGGGAAATCTTCTAGAGTTAGGTACTCTTCGCCTTGATACAACCAATTTGTCATAGCCTTTTATTATAAATATGCAAATTAATCTTTGATTAATCGCACAGAGAAACCGTAGATTTTGTTGTTTGTAGATGTAGCCAAAGTAGCACTATTGTAGTTTAATACATATACATTAGCATTAGTGGGGTTAAAGCCAACAGAAGTCCAAAATTGACCTTGAGTGTACAAAAGATTGAAAGAACCATCACCAACTGCTCTATATCCAGCTGGTAAACCAGTGAACCCACTTGAATTATCTGCTCCCGTGTTGGGACTATTCCATAAAGTTATGCTTTTCATTTTTCCTCCTGCAACAGAAGATCCGCCTAAAGAAGTCGATAAAGTAGTAACTTCTGAGGGTGTTGGAATGTGCCATCCAAATGGGGCAAGGCCTCTTGAATCGTTTACTGCATACCAGTTATACAATTTTCCGTAAATTGCTCCATTAGCACTATCATTATTATAATAACACCAAGCCCCAGTAGTTAAATTAATCCAATCAGTTGCATCAGTCACTTGAGGAATAATGTCTCCATTTCTATATGTGGTAACATCTAGATTTTGAGAAGACCAAACTTGAGCGCCTATAGGAGGCACTGATGGGATAATTATTGGAGATACTCCAAAGCTACTAGTATACTGTTGATTTGTTATTATAATCAGTCCTTGAGAATATATAACGTTACCAACGTGAGTATTACTATTTACAGTATCTATAAGATTGCCGTTTCCATCATCGATAACTCGATAAGAAGATTGATCTTTTGGAGATAAAGTTAAACTATTTCTAGAAATCTGTTCTCCAAAAACCTGTGGAGGTATAGCTATGGTATATATTCGACTGTTTGACTCCATAGGAAAAAATCTATCTTCATATTCCGAAGAACCAGAGCAAGCTGTTGATTGTTGATTTGGATCGTAATAACTCGCGCTTTTTAATAAAGCTGACATCGAATAATTTTGATAGTATAATTGCTTAATCCCC